CTGAGGCCAGCCGGGTGAGATTCCCGGCCCTATTCGGCGCGTCCCGTGGAAGGGAACGGCGCAAGGTATCCCGTGGAAAGGATGCCGCCTAACTGACTGTCGTGAGACAGCCGAACGCATCGCTGCGAAGCGACGCAATCCAATGAATGGAAATGAAGAAATGGCAGGCAAGAGCATTGCTGAACATCTGGCCGACCTGAAGGCCACCCGTGAGGCCACCGAGAAGCGGCAGAACGCCATCGCTCAGAAGGCGATGGACGAGGGCCGTGGCCTGAACGACGCAGAGCGCGCCGAGGACGACGCCATCGAGGCCGAGATCAAGGAACTCGATGACAACATCGAGCGCTTCACCCGCATGGAGTCCCGCGCGAAGGCGTCGGCCGCCCCGGTGGAAAAGGAGGTCGCGGCCAAGGCGGGCGCTCCTGCTGGCGCTTCGGCGGCTGGTCTGCGCGTGGAGGTCAAGGAAGTACAGGCGAAGGACGGCCTCGCGGTCGCCCAGCTCGCCAAGGCCATCGCCCGCGCGCAGGGCAACTACTCGGGCGCGCTGGAGATCGTCAAGTCTCAGGCGGGCAGCGTGGACAAGCGCGTCGAGAACGTGCTGAAGGCCGCCGTGGCGGCAGGCTCGACCAGCAACACTACGTGGGTCGGCAATCTGGTGGGCGACGAGACTTCCGTCTACGCCGACTTCCTGGAGTACCTGCGCCCGCGTACGCTGATCGGCAACATCCCCGGCCTGCGCCGCATCCCGTTCCGCGTCCCGCTGGTCGGCCAGACCTCGGGCGGTGCCGGTTACTGGGTTGGCGAGGGCGCTGCGAAGCCCCTGACCAAGTTCGACTTCAGCCGCACCACCCTGGAGCCGCTGAAGGTCGCCAACATCGCCGTGCTGACGGAAGAGGCGATCCGCGACAGCTCGCCGTCTGCGGACGTGATCGTGCGTGACCAGCTGGTGGCCGCCCTGCGCGAGCGTCTGGATCTCGACTTCATCAACCCGGCCAAGTCGGCCTCGGCTGGTGTTTCCCCGGCGTCGATCCTCAATGGCGTCACCCCGGTGACGGGTTCGGGCGGCACGGAGGCTGCGGACGTTCGCTGCGACATCCAGGCGCTGTATGCCTCGTTCATCGCTGCGAACAATGCCCCGACCTCTGGTGTGTTCATCATGAACAGCACCACGGCGCTCGCGCTGTCGCTGATGGTGAACCCGCTGGGCCAGCCGGAGTTCGGCGGCATCTCGATGAGCGGTGGCAACTTCTTCGGCCTGCCGGTGGTTGTGTCCGACTACGTGCCCGCTGGTGTTGTGGCGCTGGTCAACGCATCCGACATCTACATCGCGGACGACGGCGGCTTCTCCGTGGACCTGAGCCGCGAGGCGTCGCTCCAGATGGACGACTCGCCGGACAACCCGACCACCGCCACCACCGTGCTCGTGTCGCTGTGGCAGCGCAACCTCGTCGGCTTCCGTGCGGAGCGCGCCATCAACTGGGCGCGTCGTCGCGACTCGGCGGTCGCCTACCTCACGGGCGTCAACTGGGGCGCCTGCGGCAGCTAAGCGTCACTTCGCTGGGGGCTTCGGCCCCCAGCTTTTCATGGGGCGAGCATGGCAGATATCGAGTACGTAAAGAGCGGGAAGGTGGCAGATATTGCCGAGCCTTTCGCAACCATTCTGGTCAAGGTGGGCGCGGCGCGCTTCATCGACCGACAGATGAAGGCGGAAGTGGTCGAGTCTGCCGAGATCAGCCCGAAAACCGGGAAGCCCAAGCGGCAGTACCGACGTCGGGACATGAAGGCCGAGGATTGAGATGGCATTTTCTGCGAGCGAGCTGACCGAGGCGGCGGGCGTCCGGCGCTACGGCGCCGACTACTTGAAGGCGCTGAACCCGGTCCCTTCGCATCGCGGGGGCTGGCATACGATCAACGAGCCGTTTACCGGCGCGTGGCAGCGGAACCTGGAGGAGAAGCACGGGACGGTCCTGTGCTACCCGACCCTGTACGCCTGCCTCAGCCGAATCAGTCAGGACATCGGCACCATGCCGTTCGTCCTGAAGCGGAAGGACCAGAATCGCATCTGGCGGGAGGTGGAGGGCGATAGCCCGTACTGGCCGGTCCTGCGCAAGCCGAACAAGTTTCAGACGGACCAGCAGTTCCGAGAGGCGTGGGTCCTCTCCCTACTGATCCACGGCAACGCCTACATCCTGAAGCAGCGCGACAATCGCGGCATGGTCACGGACCTGTACGTGATGGACCCTTGCCGCGTCATGCCGATGATCGCCGATAACGGCGATGTCTACTACCAGGTCAATTACCCGAGCGCCCAGAACCTTCTGCCGGAGAACTACCCTGCCGAGCAGCTGACGATCCCGGCGTACGAGGTCATCCACCAGCGCATCAATTGCTTCATCCACCAGATGGTCGGGATCCCGCCGCTGTGCGCGGCGAACCTTCCTGCGGTGAAGAACCTTAAGATCCTGCGGAACTCGACTGAGTTCTTCGCGAACGGCGCCCGCCCTGGCGGCATCCTGACGGCTCCTGCGGGGATCACGGAAGAGGCCGCTCTACTCATCAAGGAAGCGTGGCAACAGCAGTACGGGAGCGGCAATCAGGGCAAGATCGCCATTCTCGGCGCTGACCTGAAGTACACCGACCTCGGGATGTCGAGCGGCGCGGACTCTCAGCTCGTTGCCCAGCTGGAGTATTCGGACCGGCAGGTCTGCCAGCCGTTCCATGTGCCTCCGTTCATGGCCGGAATCGGTGAGATCCCGGCTGGCATGAAGGTTGACGAAGTTACGACTGCCTACTACCAGCGCGCCCTACGCCCCATCGTGGAGGGCATGGAGCGGCTGCTGGACGAAGGCCTGCGCATCTCCCGCCCTATGGGCGTTGAGCTGGACGAGAACGCGCTGCTTCGCATGGATCCTGGCAAGCGAGCCGAAGTGGTCACGAAACTGGTGGGCGGGGGTGTCGCCACGCCAAACGAGGGTCGGTTCGAGTTCGATTATGAGCCGTTGGAAGGCGGCGATACGGTCTACATGCAGCAGCAGGATTTCCCGCTCGACCAGGTTCGCAAGAACAAGATCGTGGACGCGGAGCAGCAACCCGTCGCGCCTGAGCCAGTGTCTGCGCCCGAGGAGGCTCAGGACGAACAGCAAGCCGAGGCGGAGAAATCCGTCAACCTTTCGGCGGTGATGTTCCACGCCGCCAAGGAAGTTACCCAGAGGATGCGCAATGCAGCTTGACGTTAAGGCACTCGGCGTCGAGATCGGCGCGCTTATCGCGGATACGGTGGCTCCGCTGCTGAAGCGGATCGAGGAACTTGAGGCCCGCCAGCCCGAGAAGGGCGAGAAGGGCGACCCCGGCCAAGACGCCCCTCCGGTCGAGGTTGACGTGGCGGAGGTGGTCAAGGAGCTGTTGGCCACGGATGGCGTCAAGCACATCGTCGGGATGGAGGTGGCTGCCTATATGGCGGACAACCCACCTCCTGCCGGGCGCGACGGAAAGGACGGCGAGCGAGGCCCGCAGGGCGAAAAGGGCGCGGATGGTAGCGACGGCGCCGGAATCGCTGACCTGCTGATCGACAGAGAGGGCGCGCTTGTCGTGACCATGACGGACGGGCGCATGAAGTCGCTCGGGCAAATCGTCGGGAAGGATGGCGCCGCAGGCAAGGATGGTCGCGACGGCGTTGACGGCCTCGGCTTCGAGGACTGCGAGGTCGAGATTGATCCCGAGGGGGCGGGTACGGTCACGCTGAAGTACAAGCGCGGCGACCTCGTGAAGTCTGTCAGCTATTCGGCGCCCACGTTCCGGCACATCGGATTCTGGGGCAAGGGCATGACGGCCCAGGCCAGCGAGTTCACGACCCACGACGGCAGCCTCTGGATGGCGAAGTGCGCGACGGACACTGCCCCCTCTTACGACAACCCGCACTGGCAGCTTGCGGCCCGCAAGGGCGCTGACGGCCAGCGCGGCAAGGATGGCAAGGACTACCGGCCTAGTGAGCCGGTGAAGCTGCGAGGCTCCGATGCCTGACCTGATCACCAAGCAGGACGCCTACGAACACCTGCGCCTGGACTACGACAGCGACGGCAGCGCGGACGACGGCTGGCTGGACATTTTCATCCCGGCGGTGTCTGAGGCGGTGAAGGTTTGGCTCAAGGACGAGTGGCGTCCATACCAGCCTGTGCTGGATTCGGACGGGGAGCCGGCAGTGGACTCGGACGGTCGGCCTGTGGTTCTGCTGGACAGCAACGGGGATCCGGTGGTGCGCCACGTGGTGCGTGCTGCCTGCCTCGTTGAGCTGGAATCGCAGTACCGGTTCCGCTCCGGGGAGGCCTCGACCGAGATGCCGTCCCATGCGGGCTACGGGTATTCGCTGGGTCGGGCGGCGACCAACCTGCTAACCCCGATTCGCAAGCCCACGGCAGCCTGACATGCCCGCAGTAGCATCCGGCGACCTTCGCCACCGCGTCGAGCTTCAGGCCTACGTGGAGACGGTCAATCAGAACACCGGCACGGTCACGAAGTCGTGGCAAACCGTGGCCCGCCCGTGGGCGCAGATCGTGCCCATGTCGGGCCGTGAGTTCCTTGCGGCGGCGGCGGAGCAGTCTGAGGTCCGTGGCCGCATCGTTATCCGCTACCGGGGCGACGTGGACGCAGCAATGCGCGTCGTCTACCGGGGCAAGTACTACAACATCCACGCGGCGCTGCCTGATGCGGAGTCGGGCGTGGAGCATCTTTCCCTAATGGTGGGGGAAGGGGTTCGGCTAGACCAATAGGCGAGGGGAAATGAGCGATCTGAAGGCGATATTCGACACGATCCGGACCGAGGCCGCAGCTGAGGCGGAAGAGCAGTTCAGCGCCCTGGTCGCGAAGCTTCCAAGGCTACCGATGGAGAAGGGCGACTACTTCGGGGCTGGGCCTTCGTACACGCAAGAGCAGCGCGAAACCTTCATCCAGAACTACGTCGCCAGCGCGATAGGCCGTCTTTCCAGGCACCTAACAAACGTAGCACTAGGGCGCCCCGGAACCGCCTAGAAAAAACGTGCTATGGCGGGTTGCTGAACGAACGCCTAACGCTTTGCCGATTTGGGAACCAGAGGCGCGATTTGCAGGGGCATATGCCCCGCGCCTCGCGGGTCCGGCATCCGCATCGTACTGACTTGGTTGGCGGCGATCTGCTTCTCTAGCTCCCGGAAGTATTCCGGCGTGGCCTCATGGGATTCGATAGTAGAGGCCGGGGGTACGGGTGAGAGCAGGGCGAGTATCTGGTCCAGCTTGGCTTGAGTCTCGTCCTGCCGGTAAGCCCGCAGTCGATAGATGATCTCGGCGTTCATTGACCGCCCGGACTCTACCGTAGCGGAAAGGATTTCTTGGTGTAGGTCCGGCGGGAGTCGGAGCTGCGACTTAACGTGATCCATCGGCGGCCTCCTTGCTGAGCTGGTCTGCGTAAGCCCTGCGTAGCTGGTAGACGATCTCTGAGTTAAGGGATCGCCCGTTCTCGTGCGCGGAGCGTTCGGCGGCCTCCCGGACCTCGGGCGGCATCCGGAGGCCGAACGGGTTGATGTCTCGGCTCATGTCATGGCCTCCCGCGCAGCTCGCAGGGACCGGAGAGCTGCAACCTGCTTCGGAGTGAAGGACTTGCGGGCCTCGGAAATGGCCCACTCGGCGGCTTGGGAAAGCGAAACTCCCAAGATTTCGGCGATGTCCCCAAGGGCCTGATGGCTGCCGGGTGCGAGGGAAAGGTTAACCCGCTTCAGGGTCTCTCCGGGGATGCGTGGCGGGCGACCGCCTTTGTTTGGCGAGGTCATCGTGATGCCGCCTTGTCAGCTGCGATCAGGGCATCAACAGCTTTACGGATTGGGGCGCTGAACTGGTGGTTATCGATGATCTGACAGAGCGCGTCAGCGTCGGTCTTCCCGGTGGCTCTGGCGTACAGCTTTAGCTTGTCGATGGTCGCCTCTGGGAGGCGGG